GGCTCCCATTCTTCGAGGATAAAACCTTTACATATTGTTTTCTTTTTTCCAGTCTTCAAGAACCTGGTTAAGCTGGTCATAAATCTTTTGTTTAGATCCTTTTAATCCAAACTCATCCTTTAGGATTTGATAACAAGATTTTCCACGTCCTCTCTTCAATCCTAATATCTCCAGCTTCAATCCTTTAACCAGCGCTAATATTCTAAAATTATCAATGCTAGTTCTATCTGTAATCATTATTGAGTTTTCCATTATTTAATCCTCTTCATAATTTGTATTATTGAATAATAAATTGTAGTTAATGCTATTGTGAACACCAGCAATGCACCATTTGGAACATAGCCAATCATTTGGTCTAATGATAGCACCAACAATATTGTTGATGCTATTAAGATTATACTTAAGTAAATACCGTGCATTATGCTATCTCCTTTTCAACTGTTAGTCTTTGGGTTTCTTGGTCTCTGAATAAGTGAACTGCTCCTCTCCAATCTTCAGATACTGGATTGGATGCATAGTTGTAGAATGATCCACAAACGTAAGGATTATATTTAACTTGCTCGAAGTTAGCTACAACTCCTAGGTTGTCAACCAGCGTGCCTACCACAAAAGCATGAACATATTTCTTTTTTTCATTTAGAACTCTTTGTCTACCAGCTTCACTTACAACAAACCTGGCATCTTTTAGTTTGATGTTGTCAGAGTATCCAATAACTTTTCTAGTCTTGTAGTCTTGAATGCTCCAAGTATTTCTTGTTAGGTTTTTGTAAACTTTAACTTTGTTTAACATGTTAACTATCCTCTCTTTTGTTTTGTTGATTTTATTAAGACACAGAGCAGCTAGATAGTCAACAACTAATCACAACTAATTACAACTATCTATTAACAAGTTAACTATTCTCTCCAGGTTATTGCTTAACATGTTAACTATCTTGGGGTTACTATTTCAGTTTGGGAATTAAGTTAACATGTTAACGACCCCCCCTCCCCCTATATTCGGGGGTGCATGGTATGTGGCATGTCATGTCATGTTAGCTTGATAAATTCATTGAAATGTATTATCGTTTGGACATGAATTTAGAGTCGTTACCCAGAGAAATCTTACAAGAAGTACTGTTACTTGAAGAGCAGCAAAAGAAGCTTGAGACCCGTGAATTGGCGAAGGACAAGTTTATGGCGTATGCGAAGCATGTATATGAAGGCTTTATAGAAGGAAAACATCATAGAATCATAGCTGAAAAACTAGAGGCGATTGCTCAAGGTAAGTTAAAAAGATTAATTATCAATATGCCTCCTAGACACTCTAAGTCTGAATTAGCTTCATACCTTATGCCTTCGTGGTTTTTAGGAAGAAACCCTAAATTAAAAATAATTCAAGCTACCATGAACACTGAACTTGCGGTAAGGTTTGGTAGAAAGGTTCGTGATCTTATTGCTGATCCTATCTACAGCGATATTTTCCCAGGCACGGATCTGAAACAGGATAGCCAAGCGGCTGGAAGATGGGAAACGAGCCGTGGCGGGGAATATTTTGCTGCAGGGGTGGGTGCTGCAATGACAGGGCGTGGTGCTGATTTGTTAATTATCGATGATCCACACTCTGAACAAGATGCGTTGTCTTCAACGGCATATGATAATACATATGAGTGGTACACTTCTGGACCGAGACAGAGATTACAACCGGGGGGAACCATCATAATTGTGCAAACCAGATGGTCGAAGAAAGATCTGACGGGGCGATTAATTCAGAATATGGCAAAAGATAGTATGTCTGACCAATGGGAAGTGGTCGAGTTTCCAGCGATACTTCCTACTGATAAACCTTTATGGCCCGAATTTTGGCAAGTAGATGAATTATTAAAGGTCAAGGCTTCACTGTCCCCCACCAAGTGGAATGCACAGTGGCAACAGAACCCTACTTCTGACGATGTTGCCATGGTCAAGCGTGAGTGGTGGAATTTATGGGAGCGAGAAGACACACCGAGACTTGACTATATAATTCAAAGTTATGATACTGCGTATAGTAAAAAAGAAACGGCAGACTATTCTGCTATTACGACTTGGGGTGTGTTTGAGCCGAAGGAAGATGGGGAGCAACATCTCATTCTGTTAGATGCGATGAAAGGTAGATGGAACTTTCCAGAATTAAAAGAAATTGCTATAGAACAGAATGAGTATTGGGAACCAGACATGATGTTAATTGAGGCGAAAGCATCTGGTCAACCGTTAGCTGACGAGATGAGACTTATCAATTTACCAGTGGTTACTTTCAGTCCTGGAAGGCGTAAAGGGGGTAACTTAGATAAAACAACAAGGATGCATATTGTATCTCCTATTTTCGAATCTGGAAAAGTGTGGTATCCTAACTCAAAGTTTGCAGATGAAGTTATAGAAGAGGTTGCATCTTTTCCTAATGGCGATCATGATGACTATTGTGATAGTATGACGATGGCTATTATGCGTTTTAGACAAGGTGGTTTTATATCGCTACAAGGTGAAGATGATATAGAGGATTGGTTTCCTCGTAAGTCAAGGGAATATTATTAAAGGAGCAATACTAATGAGTATATACACAAAAGATCAACAAACTCGAACTGTTACAAATGAAAAAACTGGAAAAACAAAAACTTTTAAAAGCAGTGGAGTTGATGCAAAAGGTAAACATTTCTTTTCATCTTTAGATAATGCAAAACAAAGAGAGTTTGCAACTGGAGAAAAACCATCTTTAAAAACTGGAATTCCAGTAGGCAGCACTAAATCAGGTGATTTAGGGGTGTTAAAAACAGAAGATAAAAAAACAGAAAAGAAAAAATCTGGTCCAAAAATAGGAGTCTTAACTGGCAGAAGAGCTAAAAGAACTATTAAAGGAGACATCACTAAAAAAATGAACATGGGCGGTGTAATGAAAGCTCGTGGTGGGACATTCAAAGGTACTTATTAATGGCTAAAAAACAATTATCCGATTTAACTAAAAAAGATTTGTTAAAAAAATTTGGATCTGCTCTTGCTAGTGGCTATGATACGAATATAGGTCAGTATTCAAGAAGTAACACTAAAGAAGATGTGATACAAGATATTCAAGGGCTAGGACTTAACCAAGGAGACGATTTCACTGAAAGAAAAAAGGGTGGTACAATTAAGAAAAAATCCACTAAGAAAAAAATGGTGAAAAAGGGTAAGGGTAAAACTGTTACTAATAGGTTTTCAAATAGATTACGTCCTACAAAAAGTAAAAAAACGAGGATTACATAATGGCAATAGAACCTAGGCAGATAGCGGGCATGGTAGAACAGTCAATGGGCAGTGGTGGAAGTATGATGCCAGAGGAAGATAGTTTAAATATCGAATTACCATCGACCACTGACGTTTTACCAGAGGGAATTGAATTAGCAGGTGAAGAGGTTTTAGAAGTTGAAGCAGAGCCATATGATCATAACGCCAATCTCGCAGAGGTTCTTGACGATGACGTTTTGGGAGACTTATCATCAGATATTCGAGCCAAGTTCCGTGAAGATGTTGAGTCAAGGGAAGATTGGGAAGAAGCCATTGCCAAGGGACTAGGGTTACTGGGAATTAATTATGAGGATCGAAGTGAACCTTTCTTGGGGGCTAGTGGTGTAACTCACCCACTACTTTCTGAAGCTGTTACTCAGTTTCAAGCTCAAGCTTATAAAGAGATGCTACCAAGTGGAGGACCTGTAAAAACTCAGATACTAGGAGCACCAACACAAGAGACAGAAGCACAAGCACAACGTGTAGAAGACTTCATGAATTATCAGATTACTGAAATCATGGAGGAATATGATCAAGACACGGATCAAATGTTGTTTTATTTGCCGTTAACTGGATCTACATTTAAAAAGATTTATTTTGACGAAACTAAACAGAGAGCCGTTTCCAAGTTTGTGCCGGCTGAAGATATGGTTGTTCCGTATTCAGCTAGTGATTTAAGAACAGCGGAGAGGGTTACACATGTAGTGAGAATGTCGTATAATGATATTCGCAAACTACAAGTAGCAGGAGTATATAGAGATGTTGAATTATC